CGTACAAATTGACGAAGAATAGTACAGAAAGCAAAATCGCAGCTTACAAAAGGTTGACTTTTATAAACGCAATTCGACAAATTTTGAGAATGAAAAATAAGTTTGTAAATTTGCAAACACCAATACATAGTTAGGTTGTCACTACAAATGACAACCTAACTAATCAATAGAATAAAGACTAACCGACCATGACCGATGAAAATAAAAGGGAATTATACAAGTGGTGGAATTTGTTTAAGCAAACACACCCATTTGTAGAAATACGTGTAATAGGGCAAAAACGTACATTCTCCGGCTACTATAAAAACATTGAGAACTTAATACGCGATGTAGATATGCACTACGATGATAATATCTATTTCACAATAGGCAATATCAACGAAGCGTGTTATGGCAGACCTCAATGCGAAAAAATGATAATGAACCCAAAGAATACAACAAGTGACTCGGAAATTGTATCGCGTGACTTTGTATTCCTTGACTTTGATTGTGTACATGGTGGCGTGTCGGGTATAAACTCAACTGATGCGGAAAAGCACTTGGCACGGCTTAAAACAGTTGAATGTTACAAGTGGTTACTTTCGCAAGGATTCACAAGTATAATTGCTGTGGATTCGGGTAATTCTTATCACTTGTATATACCTTGCCGATTGAAGGGTAGCACAGAGAATGATGAAATGATTAAACGTTTCACACTTGCCATTTCAATGATGTTTTCAGACGAAAATGTGCAATGCGATGAAAAGGTTTTTAATCGTGGCAGAATTGCTAAATTGCCCTCCTCTTTTTCTCGCAAAGGTAGTTCGTTAAGCAAAGATAGACCACAACGGCAATGTAAGATTCTATTAGCTCCGGATGAAATAATTCACAATGAACCGGAATATTTTCAGAAAGTAGCTGACTTATATCCCGAGCCGGAAAAACCTTCCGCACAGAATAACTATCAAGTCGGAAAATTCGATTTAGACGCATTTATTCAGAAGCATAATATCGAAGTAACCAAGATTGAACGCGTAGCTGGAGGAAAGAAATATATACTAAAACATTGTATATTCAATGAGCAGCACACCGGCAAAGATGCAGTAATATTCCAACGTGATGACGGAGCGATTGCATATCACTGCTTCCACCAAAGTTGTGCACATTATACGTGGCGTGATGTTCGTATTAAATTTGAGCCGGACGCATATTCTCGCAAAGAAGTAGCAGAATATAATCAGCGACAAAGATATTATGGGGTATATCAGCGACCGCCATTCCAACCTTTACCCGAAACAGAGGAGTTAGGCAAAAAATGGCTATCAGCGAAGGAAATAAAGCGCGTAGAGATTGATGAGTTAGCTTATGTATCAACCGGCTATCCCGAAATAGATAAGGCGATGTGGGGCTTATTTATGGGTGATGTAACCGTTATTACCGGGACAAGCGGAAGTGGTAAAAGTAGCCTATTGGCTTGTATTGTCAACAACTTAGTGCAGCGCAATGTAAAAGTTGCAATGTATAGTGGGGAATTACAAGGATTTAGGCTAATGGGGTGGCAATATTGTTCATTAGCCGGCAAGACATATACTAAGAAGAAAGAGGGGTATGATAATTGGTATTATGCACCTAAGAACGTGTGTGATAAAATAGACGAATGGTTGGGTAGGCGACTAATTGTCTATAATAACAATTATGGTAACAACTTCTTTCAGTTATTTGCAGATATAAAGGATGCAGTAGACTATGAGCACGTTTCAGTTGTGGTTATTGATAATATGTCTGCGCTTGACTTGTCAGAATATCAAGGTAAAGACTTGGAAAAGCAAACAAGATTTATTACCGATATAAAGAATTATGCTAAGACTAAGAATATTCACGTTATATTAGTTGTGCATCCACGTAAGCAATCGGGCGATGAACTGAACCAAAAGGAGAGTGTAGCTGGGTCTAACAACCTAACTAACCTTGTTGATAATGTGTTGATAGTGTCAAGACGTGGCATTGACTTCATGAAGCGTTTATCGAACTTCTTAGGCGCAGAGAAAGCTAAAGATTATGAGCAATACGATACTATCGTGCAACTATGTAAATGTCGCATGAGCGGTCAGCAAGATAGGTTTTTTGGCTTATTCTATGAGCCGGAAAGCAGACGTATAAAGAACACTAAAGCGGAGCACATTAACTACGGGTGGTGTGAAGAATCGGTACAACAACAAATATATCCGCATATGATAAACATTATACCGGAAGGCAATAATCCGAATGACCCATTTGGAGAACCAATAGCAGATGAAGATATTCCATTTTAATGCTATAAAATATGTTGTAAAACATAAAAATAAATCTTGACAAATGTTATAAAAAGTTGTAACTTTGTGACAAATATTAAAGCGTCCGTAACCGCTTAACGAAACTTATAATAGTGTTGCTCGAATACAATGTGTTACGGCTTGTATTTCGAGTAACGCTTTTGCTAAAAGATATGGCAGAAGAAGATAAAAAACAACTTGCAAAACGTAATGACGTAGGCTCGCAAGTTATTGCGAGAGTTGACGAGTTGTGCTCAGTAGGTTTTACAATGCCAACTGATTACAACTATGTAAACGCGATTAAAGCTACTATGTTAGTGTTGCAAGATTTAAAAGACCGCAATAAACAACCGGCATTAAAAACTTGTACTCCGGTATCAGTTCAGTCGGCGTTGTTTAAAATGGCGCAAAAAGGACTAGATGTTTCTAAGAACCAAGGTTACTTTATTGTACGTGGAAATCAGCTATGTTTTGATGAAGGGTATTTTGGCAGAATACTTCAAGTAAAGCGCATATTCCCGAACTTCTCTCCGCAACCAAGAGTCATATATCAAGGAGATGTCTTTAAGTATGAAACTGACCCCGAAACCGGTAGACGCAAATTGGTAGAACATGAACAAGAACTTGAAAATATCGACAAGGACTTCGTAGGTGCGTATATGTATCTACCTTGTGCAGACGGAGGGCAAGATTTATACCTAATGACCCGACAACAGATTATGACAGCTTGGCAACAATCTCCGAATGGGAGCTTATCTGTTCATAAGAAATTCACTGAAAAAATGGTATGCAAAACTATCATCAATAGCGGTTGCAATACTATCATTAACTCGACACCCGACGGGGCGCAAATGAGCGAAAGTGAATACTCAACTAACGCAGAGTTTGCGAGCAGTGAACCATTAGAAACAGAATATGAAGAGATTGATATGGATAACGCTGAAACTACTGACACGGTGGATGTTCAACAACCGCAAGCTGAAGGCGTTGAAACGACAGTTGATGATGAAGATTTTTAAGTTTGTGGTATGGTTAATTGCCTACGTGCTCGTATTAAATTTCGCGTTAAATATGGTATCGGCAAGTAACACTATTCAGAATATACTTGGTGTTATTATTGTTGTGGCAATAACCTATATTTCGATAAAGACTAAGTGTTTTCTAAATATTCATATAAACTTTAAGAAAAAACATGAAAAGTAAACTATTAGTAGGATGTACAGCTATGTTTGCACTTATGTGTATGACGAGTTGTGCAGAGAGAATAGATGCCGGTCATGAAGGTATCTATGTGAGTTTGTACGGCAACGACAAAGGTGTAGGGCAAGTGTCTATGTGTACTGGCATGGTGTGGTATAATCCACTAACAACAGCGATTTACGAATATCCTACATTTGTACAGACGGTAGACTATGAGCCATTCACGATTAACGCAAAAGACGGCTCAGAGTTTACGGTAGACCCGACAATTTCATTGAAGATTGTAGATGGTAAATCTCCAGAGGTATTCAAAAAGTATCGTAAAGATTTGAAGGATATTATTCATACAACACTTTACAACTACGTAAAGAATGCCTTCCGCATTCAGTTGAATAACTTTACAACTGACTATATTGTCAGCAACCGCGATAGTATTGAAAAAGCTATTGAGAACTATTTGGCAGCTGACTTGCGTAAGGAGAATTTCCAATTGGAACAACTAACTTCCGGCTTGAAATATCCCGCGACAATCGTAAAGGCTGTTAACGAAAAGAACAAAGCTATTCAAGATGCACAACGTGCGGAGAACGAGGTAAAGGTAGCCGAGGCACAAGCAAAGAAGCTCATTGTTGCAGCACAAGCGGAAGCGGAAGCTAACCGGCTAAAGCAACAAGCACTCACACCGCAGATTCTTGAGAAAATGTGGATTGAGAAATGGGATGGAACGTTACCCGTTTATGGACAAGTACCTTCATTGTTTAAGGATATATCTAAGCGATAAGGTATGATATGGTTTTACATAATATCTTTGCCGTTTTGCCTAATTGTGCTATATTGGACTTCGCATCTGTATAAACAACAATCTGAACGTCTACATACAGGCATATTGAGTTATGAAACTATTAAAACAGAAGTTAAAGTTCCGTACAAGTTGTGGTACTTAATTGTTTTAATTGTGTCATTTCTTATTCCTGTATGGAATGTATTAATGCCAACTTTAACTCTTGTTGAGCTATTTCGTAGGTGGGCGGAGGAAAATTATATAGTAAAGCATGGTAAGAAAGTTAAAAAAATACTTAACTTTTTGAACAAGGAAATATAACAAGGTGGGCGAGTTCCGCTCACCCACTATACCACAAAGCATATAAGGTTATGACTGTAAAAGGAGAAATATTAGAGTCTATAGAGTGTATAAAGCGAACTGAGGTAGAGAAAGTTCGCATTATACATTCTATTGATGATAAAATGAAACGTGCAGATAAAGAACTTCAATTATATATTAGTCAGTTATGTGACGGCATATCAACTGCCATGTGCAACTCGGGTATGAGAAGAATTTCGGGCGAATCTTTACGTTATGTAAATAATAATATTCCGAATGACATATTATACCTCAAGGCTGACTACACGGATTTAAATGGTTTTAGTCTAAAGTGTGCATTCCCTACAACTCGCCAACTTATTGATGTGATAGGAATGCCTCCCTCGTTAATTATAAATATTGCATTAGCTGTTTCTGATTTAGTATAAAAAAGATTAGTATGAGCAAAAGCAAAAAAATAAATTACGTTCCCGACTACATCTTGCAGATTGAAAAATATGCAGACGAATTGCAAAGAATGTTTGATTCTTATCAACAAAGATTGCGTAGGAAACAAAACGAAATATTGCTTATAAAGCAAAAACTGGTAGCTAATGTTGTTAGTCAAATGCAAGATTGGTTAAATATAACCTTAGAAGTAATTGAGAACCAATATACTTACATCCGGAATGAATTAGGGTATAGCAAGGATGACGAGGTTGTTCATTCGTATGTAGATGCTATCAAAACGCAATTTAATGAGTTCAATAGCTTTCTAAAAAGGTTAGATCTAAACGAAAGAATTGCATTAGATTTGTCGCAAGATACAGAAAGATTATATAAGAAGTACCATAAAACCGTAATACATCCTACATATGGTAATATTTTAAAAATAATCGTAAGTATAGATGCAATGAATTTAGGTGCACAACCTACACCTTGCACTGACAAAGGGTGGGAAGAGTTGGTTGATAATCACTTAAAGACTGGCGAGTTTTTAGTCGTTAGACCTCACAGCCAAGATAACATTTTTTAGAAAAAACATTCATTGAGCCAATACTTGAAAATGGGTATATTAAAACATTCAACATAGTGCATTATGCCCATTGGAAAAACCGATACGTGGCTTATATTGTTTTCAATGGAATGTTTTTAGGAGATGATTTTAGCGAATATAAAACAAACTAAGATATGAACATAGACGTAACATTAGAACAAGCACTACAACGCGCTACCCCCCCCCTAAAAGCAAAAATAATGGGCAGTGTTGAGTTATTGAAAAAGTCCGAATCTTTAGCATTGAAATACGACTCTAAAGACGGATTTTGGTTAGGTTTCTCCGGTGGCAAGGATAGCCAAGCTTTACTGCACATCGCACAACTTGCGGGAGTGAAGTTTAAGGCAAGATTTTCACCGACAAGCGTTGACCCGCCCGAAGTAATTAGATTTATCCGCGAAGAATATCCCGAAGTCGAATTCTTACCAGTAGAGAAATCTATTTACAACGAATTCATAGAGCGCAAATGTTTGCCTTCAATGAAGCTAAGGTGGTGTTGTGCAGTGTATAAAGAAAATAAAGCACCAAACAAAGTAACATTAGTCGGAGTCCGCCACGCTGAAAGTACCAAACGCTCTAAACGAAACTCAGTTGAAGTGTCCGGTCATAAATTTTCGGGTGATTTAGAAGGTTTCGAGGAATGGCGAGAAAAGTCTAAAGCTAAGAAAGTAAAGGCGGCTAAGAACAAAGCTAAGAAGTTACACCAACTTGACGAATGGGATGAGCACAAAGAACAAATGATAAACTGCATCAATGGGAAAGACCAAATTATAATCTCGCCTATCATAGAATGGACTGACGAAGATGTATGGGAATTCCTCAATAATGTAGTTCAAGTTCCGCACTGTGAATTATATGATAAGGGTAGGCACAGAATAGGTTGCATATGTTGTCCAATGGCAAGCATTAAAAATACTTTGCGAGATATTGAAGAATATCCGTATGTTAAAGAGAAATGGATAAAAGCCATAATGGAAATACGTAGGCAATCTATTGAGGGCGAACAATTTACCCCCCCCTCAACTCAACTTTTACCAATTGTCGGAGCGATGGCTGCCGATTCATCGGAAGTTCATCATCAAGCGTTCAGCCCAAAGAGAAATGGACTACGGGGGGGTACAAACACTACCTCAGTCCCGCGAGTTATCAGAAATTGGGGGCGAAGTCAATCGACAAGACCACTCCGAGGAATATGGAGCGGAAATTTTTAGATAGCACTAACGAAAATGGTGCAGTCGTTAGTGCTAAAGATATAAGCACTGAATATAATGAAGAATTAGAAAGAGAAGTAGCAGAAAATATCTTTGATTGGTGGATTAGCAAGAAGTCATACAAGAAATGGTATTCTGAAAAATTCAATCAAACTAAGATAGACTTCGGAGAAGATATATAAGTTATGGCAAAATTAACCGTTTTAGGCTCTTCAAGCAAAGGGAATGGATATATCCTTGACTGTGGTGGCGAACAGCTTATAATTGAAGCTGGAGTACATATAAAAGCTGTTTTAATGGCACTCCACTATGATTTAAACAATGTTGTTGGCGCGATATGTACACACCAACACATAGACCACGCGAGTTACCTATCCCAATACGTAGATTATGGGATAAAAACATTCTCGCCTAAGAATTGCAATACATTGGATAGGTTGGGAACGATTGTAGAACATAAGAAGAAGTGTAAGATAGGCAATTTTGCAATCATGCCGCTAAAAGTTCCGCATAACGTGGAATGTTTTTCTTACGTTATCCAACATAAAGACATAGGAACGTTAGTATTCGCAACTGACCTAATGGAGTTCCCATATAACGTAAAATGCGATAACTTGATGATTGAATGCAATTATTCTGAGGATGTTATAGTAAAAGCTATGATGAATAATTCAGAAGTACGCGCACAATCATCTAATCACATGGAGTTAGACGAATGCATTAATACTATCAAAAGGCTTAACAAAGGGCAACTCAACAAGGTTATTTTGCTACATTTAAGCGACAACTATTCTGACGAGGATATGTTTCGTAAAGAGATATTTAAAGCAACCGGAATACGCCCGATAATAGCGTATTCCGGTTTAGAAGTTGAACTACAAAAAGAAGAATTTTGAGTATGAGAGTAGGTTTAGTAGACGTTGACGGGAAATTTAAATTTCCCAACTATGCGTTAATGAAAATCTCCGCATATCACAAACAACAAGGAGATTCGGTTGAATGGGCTGACCCTATGTTTGGTGAGTATGATAGAGTTTATATCAGTAAGATATTTACATTTACCCCCCCCCTATTTATACCAGTTTGACTGTGAAGTGATGAGAGGCGGTACTGGTTACGATGTACACAGCAATCTCCCCATTGAGGTAGATAATATGCAGCCCGATTACTCAATTTATCCAAAACGTAGATGACAAAACTGCATATGGTTTTCTAACGCGCGGTTGTGTAAATCATTGCAAATGGTGCGTTGTGCCTATAAAAGAGGGCATAGTTAGACCTTATCGAGATGTAGAAGAAATAGCCGTAAACGGGCGCACTAACCTTATCCTAATGGATAATAACGTATTGGCATCTGACTATGGGTTAGAACAAATAGAAAAGATAATTAGAAATGGTTATCGTGTTGATTTTAACCAAGCGTTAGATGCAAGGTTAGTTACTGATGATATAGCTAAACTACTTGCGAAGGTTCACTGGATGAATTTTATTAGGTTTGGTTGCGATACTCCACAGCAAGTGACAGAATGCGAACGCGCAATGCGATTGATTGATAAGTACAGAGGCAAGCCCATGCGATATATTTTATTCACCATGATAGGTATTACTTCACTCCAAGAATGTTATGAGAGGGTATCTTATTTTCGTAGTAATAAGTGTGTAGCAATAGCAGCACAACCATATCGCGACTTTAATAATATGGCACAAAAGATACCGCAATGGCAAAAAGATATGGCTCATTGGAGTATGCGTAGAGAATTATATAAAGTATGCGATTTTAAAGACTTTAGCCCACGAAAAGGATTTAAATGTAAAGAATATTTTACATAATACTTGATAAACTTAATTAAAATTTGTACCTTTGCCTACATGAAAAAGACAGTTCTATATTACGAATTCGACACAACAATATATCCACGTAAAATATGGATAGCTATTTCTAAAACTTCTCTCGATGAAATATTTGAAGGAAGCGTAGATTTAGACGAAAAGCAAGCGAGAGCGACTACATCTTGGGTGCAATATAGGGCGACCGGAGAGGCTGGAATGCTTATACAAGTTGCAAGAATAAGTGATTTAGACTGCGAGGTAATGACACATGAAGCAGTCCATGCGGCAATTGAAATTCTCAGCGATTTAGACGTACCGGTTAATCAAGATAACCAAGAGTCAATTGCATATTTTGCCGGTTGGATAGCTAAGTGTTGTGAAAAAGTTAGAAATGGTAAGTGTGATGAAAGTAACAAGATTTACAAAGACTAACAAATATCACAACAACAAAGTTGAATATGACGGTATTCTGTTTGACAGCAGAAAAGAGCGTGATGCTTACGTGTATTTACGCGCGTTAGCCGATAAAGGTATTATCTCTAATTTGGTATTACAACCTAAATGGGAATTAACACCGGCTATAAAAGAAAAGTATATAAAACACCTTAAAACTAAGGATAAAGAATGCGAGAGGACAGTTCAATTACCAATAACATACACAGCGGACTTTCAATGCGAATGCAATGGGGAAACACACGTATTTGATGTTAAGATAAGCCCCAAGATGCTACCCGTTGAGTATCGCATTAAAGTAAAACTCATGCGATATTTTCATGGGATAAAAGTAATTGAGATATATAAAATATCAGATTTCGACAAATATCTAAAACATGGAACAGAAAACTTATAATTGCCTCGGTTTTGAACTAACCGAACTTGATTTAATCAGAGAAGAACGCGCAAAGAGAAATGCGATAGCGTGGTTCAAAGAGTATGTTAGGACTACGACTCCGGTATATCCGGAACGCACAAAATTAGTAAGACGTAGAAAATTATATAGTTAAAGGTTATGGCAACTAAAAAATCGGGTTCCAAGAAGTCCGGCAAGAGCGGAGGTAATAAGGGTGGCAATAAGCGCGTATTTAAGCCTAAAATGGCTATTACGGCACATTTAAAAATCGGTCAGCGCAAATGACACATGAAGAGTTTACATATTTGGTAGAAATATTGCGTAATGTAACATTCTATGTCAAGATTGCACCATTTATAAATGCACTAATCTTAATTGTTTCGATGATAGTGTATTTATGCGGAAGTGAACTTGCGGCTACGTTTTGCGATATTATGGTTTACACATCGCCAATTATGGTAATCTTCTTAATTGTACTTTCTAACACTTTAAAGTTGTGCATATGGCATAGGGTTGAATGTTCGCTACCTTTGTTGTTTATAGGAACGTTTGTTGTAGATACTTTCATAGTAGAACTTACAAATATTGCAGCTTATGTTAACATATGCGTAATATTAGTTGTGTTGATATTATCCCTATTCAATGCTTATAAAATGTTTATAGAACCGGCATGGAACCAAACCATAATATTAAAAGCAAGTTAATAGAGGTTCTTGACTTCTTTAAGTATCAGATTGTGAATGATAAATGCACTCCCGAAACGATGCAATCAATTTTTAACACAATTGAGGAAAATATTATTGCACAATCTAACGTTAATAGTATAGCTGACTTCTATAAGCAGAAAGAAAGCAACGTGCGTTCGGTTATATCGCGCAACATTATGCCTAAACCTAAACGCACGGTACTATATAACTTTATAAAATTTCTGAGAATAAAGCCTAAATCTTGGCATTCATGATAAGTTAAGTTAATTGGTTAAACAGCGCACTCGCGAAGGGTGCGCTAATTTTTTATTGCACATAATATATTACTACATAGTCAATTACATAAATAATGCAACATAATTGGCACAGCTATTGGCATAGACTAATTTTGCGGCATAAGCAATTCAGCTTACAAACTTATGTTTAACTTTAAATTGTAATTTACTATGTCAGATTTTCTAACAGCCGGCGACTTGGCTTTATGGGAAGGTAAGCGTGGCGTTTATGACGGTGAAGGATACGGCTACCACAGATGCGGTCACGGAACAGCTACAACCGGAGTAGGTCTTGCAGCTGGTTTAGGTGGTGGTGCACTCCTGTTGGCTATTGCCGGTCTATGGGGTGTAAACCAAGCATCTAAGGCACGTGCAAATGGTAATCAGAATACCATGAATGCACAAGCTAAGGCTAACAGCGACCTTGTTGCGCTTCTTGCTAACCGCGTAACCGAGGAAAGCACACGTGCAAACACAATCAACATTGACGTTGCACAGACTTTGCGTAGTCTTACCGGAGCGACTGCAACCGGTGGTACATCTTCGGCAAACTCGCAAGCATTAGCAACAGCAGAAGCATTAGCACTTCTCAATGGTGGTTCAGCCAATCCATTGTCAAGTGTAATTCAGCAAAATTGCGCACTTAGAGTGCAGCGAGTAAGCGAACAGAACTGCGGTTGTTGCGGTAACTAACATTTCTTGAACGGGTGATTTTTACGATTTTTTCGTAGAAACGCCCGTTTCATGCTTTACCTATGAACTTCAAGCGAAACAAAATAGATATAAGAATGATTAATCCGAGTTCTAAGATAAGTCTAAAAATGTCTTGTTTAGCTTCATGCAAAGGTGATATTGAACAAGCGTCTAAGTTGTATAATTTCCTTATCGAGGGAATAGAAAATATCCCCGATATGGATATGCCACAACAAACGGCATTTGAACAAATAAAGCAAGGCACTAATCAAGTCCTTAGTTGGATAAAAGAGAATAAAAATGAATTGGCGCAAGGATATAATTTCATTCAATCTATTCGTAACGGTACACCGATGGAAACGCAAGTCGCACCAGTAACTGAAATACCACCTTTACCTAATGAAACCGATTAAGATACACTTTTACGTCTATTGTGAGCAAGATAGCGAAGCGGCGGAACTTATGCAAACGTTGCACAACTTCGTAGAGGATAAGCGCAAAATAGGTATCGCTGTAACCGCAAAGAAACTCACTGAGGCGTTAACAAAATACAAAGATAACTTCTTTTTAAACAACTTCTTAAAATAGACTACAATGGCACAAGAAAATATATTTAGCATTATTGCGCAAGGCGTAGGTAACGCTAATCAGAATATAGTAGACACTTACACTCTATTGGAGAAATTGAGTATAAGGATAGATGAAATTCACTCAGCATTATTTCCGCAAGATATAGCCGAGCCGACGAGTGATGGCGCGACTACCAATGATAAAGAGTAATCACTCACTAAAACAAAATTACTATGTCAAATTGTTGTAATCAAGTTCAACCAGCTGACATAACAGCTACTTTGGCAGCTGGCAGTGTCACTTCGCCTTACTACTTTATGGCGAACATTAGTCAACGTCTTTGTTATAAGACTTGCGTAACGAATACACCAGTATTCAATCCTCGGTTCTCCTTGCTTGGATATAGTAAGGTGGGAACTAATCAGTATGTTGCAACCGTGCATTGCGAAGGTATTATAAGCTATATCCCATGTAATGGAGGTTGCGAATGTACTAAACAGCAACCGTTATCGCAGAATTTTACAATTCCGTTTTACTTCTCCGGCACTCCGTTGACTGTTAATATCGCTCAAGGTGCTACAATAAATGCAATATCAGCAAGCAATTGTCAAACTTGCTCACGTGCATTTGTATCTGAAACACCTATTACTTTAACTATATCTGCAACTGCAACTGCAAACTCTTAATCGGTTTAGGTATGGTACTGACAGCGATACTCACAATGATAATATCTGTAACATTACAGCACTTGGGATTAATGGAAGCAATTGCGAAGATTATTACCAAAATATCCCAATGTTATATGTGTACTACATTTTGGCTCACATTAGCTGTTATGGTGCTGTGTAAGTATGATATATTGTTGTGTGTATTACTGTCAGCTTTAAACGCCTATATCTCAAACTATGTTATGTTTCTGTTTGAGTTATTGCAGATACTTTACAACTTTATAGACAAATGGGTAAGAAAACTAAAAGCGAAGGTATATCACCTACTAAAATAGATGATGTGGAAGATGTATTGTTTACGCAACCATATCGCCCAATACCTAAGTTTAAATCAAATTGTAAAAATTGCTAATTATGAACACGTATTATGAAATGGTAAAGAATGCCGAGAAGAACGGCAAGCACTTTACAAATGAAACTATGTGGGAATCTGTATCGCAGATGAGTGAAATGCTCACCGAGATAAAAGAATCTCACCCCGATATGTATTGGAAATTCATGCGTTCACAAGCTGGGCTATTGAATAATTGCCAATACAATGAAGAGTTTGCGCGTTGGGATGTTTCGGAAATGAAATGGCACGGGCGCGACAAAGTGGAGCACACTGGAGAGTATTGGAGTTGTATGCAAGTTAAGGAAGCAACAAAAGATATGCAATTCCCTCCTTCTGTTTCAGATTGGAGCAAATATGTAGCTTTTAACGCAACTGCAACTGACTTATGCGAAATACTTGAAGATGAAAAGATTCTGAAAGTGGCTTATGAATTTTGGTTTAGAGATGAAGATTGGGATACCGATTCAAAAGATGAATTCAGTCCGACTAAAGTATGGGAATATTTTGTATGTAAAAACAGCTAACTATGAAAGCGAATATCGAAATTAAACCTAACGAAGTATCAATAACCATAAACGTTGATAAATCTGTGATAGATAATATTCTGTCTATGATGGATAAATCTAATCACAAAGTTGCTGATTCTCGCACGGTTAAAACATTCTTTGATGTGTTTAATTTGTCAGCATTGCACCCTTATTTCAGGTGTGAAGATTAGGTTGTGTTATTTTCTGTTTAGTGAATAGAATGTGCGTTTTCGTGCATTCTATTTGTTTTATTATATAATTATTTGTAACTTTACACAATTAATAAACACAATGACAATGTCTGACGTAACACAAATAAACTATCAATCAGACTTCAAGGCAAAGCTAAGCTTGATTGATTCAAAAGGAAGTGATATTGGTTTTCCCGAGTATGATTGGGAAGCTGAATTTTCTACCGATGGCGCGCGTAAATACGTAGCGTCTTATATAGGTGGAGTTTGTACTAACTGCTATAATGAAAACAATACAATTGTCATTGTTTTCGATAATCACGGACTTAATGTCGGTGAGTTGAACGTGAAATTCATTGCAGAATTAGCCGACGGCACATATCCCGATTTATCCCAAAGATTAGTAACTATTGATAGTAATATGTCAATAGAATTAGTCAAGGGTACACCGAGCCTACCTTCTTCCATTGAGATATCTACGATGCTCCCTTACATCAAGGGTGAGCAAGGTGATGCGATGACGTGGGAGAAGATGAGCGACAGCGAGAAGCAAGAGGTCGTAGATGGAGCGGTAGCGAAGATACGGCCGGAAGTAGACGAGTCGCTTGCCAAAGTGCAGACAGATGCGGAGAACGTTATACAGCAAGTCAAGAGTGATACAAATGCAGCTGTAAAGCAAGCTGATACTGACGTAACGAACGCAATATCCGAGTTAACGAAAAAGACCGAGGACGCTATTAATGGAGTTAACGCTAACGCAGAGAAAGCGATAGACGACATGAACGCAGCGTCAGAGCAAACCATTAACAAGGTTAACAGCGACACTGCTGATGCGATTAAAAGCGTAAACGCGCAAACGGAAACTGCGATTAGCAACCTTAACACATCAGCCGCCAACACTCTGCAAGAGTTTGAGACTTCCTCGCAAGAGAAGTTGGAGGAGTGGGAGGCGTTTTCCGAGTCGGCAAAGGTTGCGGAGGAGTCGCGAGAGGAGCGGTCGTTGTCGGGCAGTTTTAGCGTAGATTTCGGCACGGAGGCATTAACGGCTACATGGTTTAACGTGGAGGGCTATAAGGTGGTTATTACCGCTGTGCAGTCTGCTAATTGCGCATCGGTGACAATCAACGGCACGTCAGACGCTGTCGGACTGGAGATAGCGGCTGAGAGTGTGGCTGTGGTCGAGATAACGCGAGCAGCTGAGGGAGTGTCGGCAGCTGTGGGAGTGAAGTATAAACTGGTAAAAGAGTAAGCTATGATACAGATAACAGAAGAGGTCTTGTATGACCCTACGAAAGAGGAGCAGTCGGAAACATATCTGAACTGGCTCTACAATGAGTTTATGTCAAAAATCGGTGGCGAGGAATGCCCCGTGACCGAGAATGATAAGTTTGGTCGCCCTGTGGAGTTTGCCTATCAGACAGACACTGCAAAGGTGGTTGTGACTCGCGAGTATATACGCGATGATGGCAGCTGGGCGAAGAAGAGAGATGTAATCACTATCGAAGGAAAGGAGGTAGCGAATGAAGGCGTATAAGTGGCGCACGCAGAATAGCGGATATGTATATGTAGACTCTAACACCGGAAGCGATGTGTTTGGCAACGGCACGATGCAGAATCCGTATCAGACGCTTGGCAAGGCTTGGAGGGGTCACACAACGTATCATCCCGGCACAATCGTTTGTCGCGGCACGTTCTGCGAGGATATGGCGGATGGTACGCACTCAACCAATATCTATGGTGACTATTGGGGTGCAGCCACGTTTGACGGGAATAACGAGTACACGTGCTATGGGTTTGCATCACAGAATATGATGTTTCGCAATTGCGTAGCAGGAACTGCGAATACCAGTGCTAACAGCAATCCCCTTCTCGCTGGCGTGGGTCGTGCGGGCTTTGCGGGCGGTGTCGGCATTGCGACCTACGTGTACGGGGTTGCTGCCCCCTCTGTTGCACTCAAAGATTGCGCAGTGTACATGGGAGGCATAGGCGGCTCTACCGCCGCGCGTTTCGTTTCCATCTGCCGCCCTCAGTGTAATGATAGCTACAAGTTGTGGTTCGCGTCATACGAAAACTGCAAAGTATATAATTTCTCAGTGTATGATATACCGAGAGAGAAGCGCGTAGCATTTCAGAGCGGAACATGGGGTATCCAAGCGACCTACTGGGTGCTTGGCAAGGTGGCGATGCTCTTACAACAGAATGCAACGTTCATCAATTGTTACTTCTGCTCAGACTGCGAGTGGTGGGATGGTGATACCAAACTTGATGTACAGGGCGAGACATCAGCCGAGAAGCAAGCGTGGATAGAGAACTACATTAAGGAGAAAGGTTACACAAGCAACTTGACTAAGTTCACGGATTGTGTCTTCTCCGACCGCACATCATACGAGGTATTCAACGACCCCGACAATGGCGACTTGTCACTCCGCTACGATAACCTCGATGAGCGCCTGATGCTAGCCGATAATACCTACATGGGAGCGTTACCTCCGGCAATACATATCCCCGTGATGTCAGACAGCAGCGCAACTCCGGCTACGTGGGATGAGCATACAGCCGTAGGACTACTAGCCGTAAGTAATGATAGCATAGTACTCAACGAAGCGAGCGGCTCTGACATGGGGCAGATATATTCCAAGGTGCTCGTAACCAATCCCGACAAGGTGGCAATATCGGGCATCTTTAGCCAGTACGCCTCAATGTTCGAGGATTATGGTATCGTAGCCGGAGCTGACTATCCCGAAGGAGAACGCTATGAACTGACTGACGAGATACCCGAAGGTCGCTACTTTATTCGTGGTGGCAGCATCTACGTAAGCGGTCAGTTTGCGGCAAAAGATACAGTCGTTGTGGTGACTAGCGGGCAAGAATTCGTGAAGGCGAATGACGATGAAGAACCTTATCTTATCGAGATATTAGATGGTAACGTGATAGACTTCCTTTATCTTCGTTCATGTCCGACAGCCTACGCCTATATTAAGGCATCTGACGGGCTGCAAGCCGGAGGAACGTATATCAACGTATATAACAAGCCTATCACCTATCGAGGGCGCACAATTGTGCAGAATGAGTCGTTTATCGCTGAGAACGACACAGACACTTTCGAGTGTGCCGATGATGCGGAGTATCGTATCGCTGTGCTCTTCGATGATACGCGCGTTCCGTCACAGCCATGGGTACAGGCACAATTCTGGGGTGATTACTTCGAGGGCAAGATTGCCGGAGTCCGTCAGACTGACAGCGATGGTAATGTTATCTCTAGTGGTAATTACCTAGCTTGGCAGTCAACGGGTAACGGAGGTTACAGCGGTAAGTATATCAAGGCGAATGCACAGGCGCGATACATACAGCTTAAAATCGAGGTTAAAAACGCGTAATGGCTATGAGAGTACTATTTAGTGGCGGTGTTTCGCTAGGCTGCACACGTGCAGTACATGAGGATACTCCGATACTTGATTTCGGTGAGGGAGTGTCGCTAGGCTGCACACGTGCTGTGGAACATACCGCTGAGTTAGTTGACTTACAAGGAGCGTCCTTGGCTGTGGCCGGTTATCCATACTGCGGAGCAGCTACAACGGCAGCTGAGGAGGTGAAACAAGGTAAGATTATAAGATGAGTATAGAAAGTTTATCGGGCAAGCGGCTTCCCCTTCTCGCTGGCGTGGGTCGTGCGAACAATGCGAACAATGTCGGCAATGCGAACAACGTGAACGGGGTTGCTGCCCCCTATGAATCCCTCTTCCGCCCGATTGACTTTGCCGACAATAACCAAAACGGCAGAACATCACAGAGTGCATCGGATTTATACTCCGATGCAGAATTCAACAGAGCATTATGGGATTTAATATGCTCTGAACAGAATATCACCTTAGCATTTAACAAGGTTATCGGCTATATTGAACCGGAGCAGCATAAAGAGCGCGTGAAAGCTAAGTATCGTGACTTCCTAGAGAATCGCGAGCGCGACACCAAGCATTTCGCAGAGCGTTTGCGCAATGGCTGGGAGTTTGGCGAATATGCCGAGATGAAGGTGTATGAGCCGAAGGAGCGCAGTATACATTATCATGCCGACTGGTGGGATAATGTGGCGGAAACAGCCGTTTTAAACGTCATTGCACTGATTTATATAGGCTACTATTCCGAGCATACTTATGGCAGCATAAAGGGGCGCGGAACTACGAAAATGCTTAACCATTTAGCGCAGTCGATAAAGCAGCATAAGGAGTGCTATTATTTGCAGATTGATGTGAGGAAATATTATCAGTCTATCAATCCGCAGAAGTTGCTAAAGCTTGTTAATGAGGTGATAAGTTGCACCGAAGTAAGAGCGTTTGTAAAGCGTCTTGTTGGCTCTTATAGCGGTGGTGGCATTCCGATAGGTGTGCCGATGTCGCAGTTCCATGGTAATCTTTATTTGACTCCGCTTGATAAATTGCTGGAGTCAGATGCGCGAGTGATTGATTTCGCTCGCAATATGGATGATGTGGCTGTGATTGTTAAGTGTAAGCAAGATGCACATGAGATACTTGCAAGGATTGAGGCTCTATTAGCTGAGTATGATTTGCAAGTGAAACCTAATAAAAGAATCGCTCCCGTAACGTGCGGCATGGATATTCTTGGCTACGTGATATATCCGACTCATATCCGACTACGTAAGCGCATTAAGCTGGCTATGCAACGCAGAGCACGGCAACTCAGTAAGGGCAACGTGCCGAATAAGGTGTATAAACAGCAGATGGCATCGTACTATGGTTGGTGCAGCCATGCGAATGCGCGACATTTACTGCAACGCACAATGGGAGATAAACTTAATTTGTACA